CATTCGTTTCCTCCTCTCCGCTTAGGCGTAGCGCGGGATAACCTGAGTGCCGTACCAAACGGGATCATGCGCGCTAGCATTTTCCTCCTCTATGAGTGCCCAAAGCGCGCGAGTAGACTCACTAGCATGGATAAGCAATCTGGCATAATCGTCGTTTCCGTGCGCGGCGAGTACATGCGGCAGGTCACTGACGCTGTAGAGTTTATTTAGCACGCATCCTGAGTTATGTTCCAGGTTCCAGACCCTATCCACAAAGACCCTGACAGGGATTAGGCCCGTTAGGTAGGAGTGTAGGACGTTACAAATTGCCGCCCAGGACGGCCCGCCAAAGGTTCGGTGCCACGTCCCGCCATTGAACGTCGTTTCCGCTTCCCTTATCAGGTCGATACCTTGCGCGGCACGCGCGATAGTCCACAATCGCCAGCATCGGCCACGTCCACTCTTCGGCAGGTAAACGGGCGGCTGTAACTGGTAGTTATAGGCGTAACGTAACTCTCCGCCAATCGCCATATCAAGGTACGTGGTGAATTCGCGCGCTAGCGCGTTTTCAAGCGTGCGTAAACTCCTCTCCGCGCGTCCGTCTCCGCGCGCCGACATTATCTCTAGCAGGTAAAAGTTGGCGCAGGCACGTACCATGTTCAAGTTCGGACGAAGACCTAGTTCTAGCGCGTAGGTCTTCTCGCCTATGTTTGCCGGGCGCCTACGTCGTTGGGCGCCGCATTCGCAACACGATGAGCAGGGACATTCACAAGAGCATTCCACGGAAGCTTCCCTCCCTCCTAGCGAGGGACCTCCCTCGCGAAAGCAAGTAAAACACGGCGCCTATAGAGGAGTCAAGCGCGCGTCACCAGGGCCTTTTGACAGTGACGTAATTACACTGGTAGTATTACCAGGAACTAGGCGATCTGGAAGATTCACCCAGGTCTGTCCGGTTTGTCCCGACCAGGTCGGGTTTGTCCGAATTGTCGTTTGTGCTCCGGCACACGGATCAGGTAATACGATGACAGAGAGGGCCGGGGCTCTCGCGGCCCCGACCCCACCGCACCAACCTTCTACAGTGATAGCGCGAGCGCGCCCCTCAGGCGATTGGCCTTTTCGGCAGTGAAGCCGATTGTCCGAAGCATCTTCGCTTGTTTTGCGTTTTTGGTGTTGCGGCGCTTCTCGAAGTGGTCAAGGTACTCAACTCCTGCGTTGAAGAGCCCCCAGGCCGAGTCTCGGATATGGTCGTTCGTTGCGCGACCGATGACTCCTCTCAGCGTCTCGCGAGCCTCTTCGACTGCCTGTTGTGCTGCTTCCAGTTCTGACTCCGTGTCCCGAATCAGCGCTGCGACGAAGGACTCCTGATTCGCGGGAGTCTTCAAGAGCTTCTCGCCCCACTCCAGGAACTTGCGTCGGTCCTGGTAGGCGAGTTGAATCGCCTGTTGCGCTTCCTTGACCTTTGCGGTGATACCAGCGGTGTGCTTGAAGACGTAGCCCAGGCCCCCCTTGCTGCGCTCCCTCAGCGCCCGGTAGAACGTGTTCTGGCAGATGATACGCACTTGTGTCGGGTGAAGCAAGAAAGGCAGGCTACCGTCGAACGAGTTGCCCAGGACGAAGAAGTCCTGGTAGTCGCTCGGGTCGCCGGGCATGGCGTAGGTGCCATCCTGAAGTTGAAGCCCAACCACTGCGCCACCCTTGATCGACCAGGAACCAGCCACGGATGCGCCGGACTCACCCTGGACAATCTCGGCGAATTCGCGTAGGTCACGGTTGAAGACAGGCTCATACCGCGCCTTGTGAATCCCCAGGACTGACTTTGTGTCGGGGCGCACAATGGCCTTGTAGCCCTCTGCTTTCCAGTCCCTCCAGGAACCGTCGAACTGATGCTCGTGGACTGAGACGGTGTCCGTCTCCACCACGTCCCACTGTAGGTCATCCTTGACCAACATTTCTACCTCCTCTCGAACGGAACCCCACGGTAGCATACGGGAATTAGCGCTGTCAAGAGCAGATTGACCAGCGATTATGCGGCATGGTACTCTTTACCAGGAGAGGAGGGACGCCACTATGGCGAGCGTTATAGGTTTCGTGATCGTGTGCTCGGACCACAAAGAGGGTGTGGGGCCGTTCCCGACGAAAGAGGTAGCGGAATCAGTGCTGGCGGCGGGACGCGAGGCGGGTATTCCCGACTCATGCGGTCCCCACCTATTCGTGGCCCCGATTTTCTTTGCGCCGGTGACGCCAGATCAGGTAAGACAATTTCAGAAAGCGTCCGGTCTTGACAAGCCGCAGGCTCCGGGTGTATCAATGAACTGATGAAGCAAAAGCAATGGCATCCGAGGAGTTTAGATCAATGCGTTGAGCCGAACTGTCCTGAATGCCTAAGGCAGCGAGTTGACACAACACTCAAACGCTCGCCTTTGGCAGTCAAGATTTTCGGGTTCCGATTCATGTTCGAGCGAGATTGGGGGTATTGGCCGAGTGAAGCAGATCAAGTTTGATCCATGTCCATCAGGTAAGACGGAGTGTCGTTGTTGCTCGGCGCGCGAGGTCGAGTTAGCCCTCCATCGCAGCCAAGTAGCAGGGCGTGGACGCCAGGTCAAGATTCTGCTATGGTTACTGGCGGAGGAGAGGTATGCGAAAGCAAACTGAGGAAGATCGCCTTCTCGCCAAGGCAATCTCCGACCGCGTGAAGCGGCGGGGTGGGGTGAACCGTCGGCCAGCACAGAAGCCCGGATGGTCCCCGCCCCGCTGCTCTCGCAAAGGCTGTAACAGGTTGGTTGACATAAGACAAAAGGATTTCGAGGAGGACCGGCCTTACTTCTGCGGGGTGGAGTGCTTTAGGATCGTGCGGGATGCGGAACACGGGAGGCGGGGGCGCTCACAAGGCCCCTCGCAGCCCTCTATTTCGCTGGAGGATGGCTATGGAGACGTGTGAGTACCCGGAAGAGGGGGGAGAATTCTGCGACGAGCCAGCGGCGTTAGGGAGCGCACAACGCTGGGGCTACTGGTTGTGTCCCGACCATGAGGAAATACTGAGCGCGAGGTTGATGTCCGAGTGATCCGCGTCGAGCAGGTGCGGGACTAGCTCTCCCTGTTTGACCCCTCTGGAGCCCTGGCCGGTGTCTTCGGCCGGGGCTCCGTCCATACCATCGTTCCGTTCGTGGAGAAATTAGGACGGTGAATCTTGTTCTTGTGGCGCAGTGAGGAACCGCAATTCCAGCAGCGTAGTGTGATGCCGTAACACTCGCACTTGGGGCAGAATCGAGACGGACCCCTCACGGACGCAACCTGGAGCCCACGCGATACTCCGGCACATCGCCATTCTTGGCGATCTGCTCGTCTTCGTAGGGAACAATGATTCGGCGACGGAACTCTGCTGCCGCATCAATCAAGGTTCCATGTGTCAAGTCGAGTGCCCAATAACGGCGAACAGGAGTAACGAGCGCGGCCACGCGGGAGATAGCGTAATTGAGCAAGCCCGCATAGGCTCCGTCATAACCATAGACGCTAGCTCGACCCTGAATGGAGAAAGCAAGGTTCTCAATATCAGGGTCAAGCAATCGACCGTCTTCGGCTGGAATGTTGTCATTGGGAATATACGGCATCTCACTCTACCTTTCTGACCAGCCCAAGCTGATCTTCTCGGACGTACATAACCGCGGCACCCTTGCCGTGATATGCCTGAGAACGCCCGCCAGGACGCTCGTGTAGTTCCTCGTTTTGGCGAGGCGTGAGATACTGTACGGCGTTCTTCACGCCAGGAATCCAACCAACGCGAACGTAGCGCTGTGCACTCTCTTGCAAGAGTGGAGACGGTGGCGCCGCTGGCATTTCCCATACCACAGGAAGTTGTCCGACCTCAATTTCAAGTCCGTCGTAAGGGCCACCCTCCAGCAAGCGAATTCTCATTCTTCCCGCTCCTCTGATACCCGGAATCTCCGCCCGTACAGCGGTGTTCCTTCCTTCGGCAGTTCTCCCAAAACGCGGCAATACAGACCGAACTCGATGCCAAGAATCCGCTCCGCTGCTGCTCGCGCGTCATCCACGGAGCAGTCTCACTTCCTTTCGCAACTTCTTATTCTCCGCCTTCAAGCGATAACACTCGGCCCAAAGACGCCTCGTCGCTTTCGAACACAGACCAGGACGACTCGGATAATGCTCCTCGCATTCCAGCGTTCGATCAAAAAAGTCACATTCACGTCTTGCTGCTTCTCGGGCGTCGTCGGTCATGGCTTCCTCCGAAAGAAGATGAAGCAGCCAAGTGGCGGGATCGTGAAGCACAAGGAGGGACGGCCATACTCATCGCCACCCCGCCAAACTCTCGGTATCCACGGCTCAGTCAGCTTCGATGGAGGCCACCACATGAAGCGTCTCATGTCTTCTCCTCCTCGGAAAGCAGGGGTGCGAGGACGGCATTGAGAGCACCGGCCTTTTCCGCGCCGATGTCCCGAACGCCGTCATGCGGTGGATCTGGCGGGAAGATGTCGGGTGGGTAAACGTTCTCCCTAAACCATTGAGCCAGACGCGCTACCGCTATGAGATGAGGCAGGGCATCGCGAGCGAGGGCGCAACGCCTTTGTTGTAGCCTAGTGCGATTGAGTGCTTCCGAGTTAGAGATCCCATCTTCTATCGGGTTCTCTATAGCTTCCTTCTCGGCCGCTTCGAGGCGGTCGAGGAGGTTCACGATGCGCCCCGCTTCGCTCTCCGTTGTGCCTTCCGTTCTGCCCCAGCGGCCGTGAACGCTCGATACGCGCGGGCGGCTCCATCTGTCTCCGCCTGCCAAGGTCGGCGAATCTTCTGATGCCCGCAAAATGGTCGTCGCCACCATCGGTGGGGAGGTTCCATGAGGCAACCGCTTCGCCTTCGCGAGTAATTGCGGATCCAGCCAATCCGATACGCGCTCACTTCACTCGCTCCCTTCGGTTGTCTCGTTGAGGCGAGAGAGGGCGTCGCGCAGAGCCGACCACGATAAGCCAGAGGCCCCTGTTTGTGTGCGAAGACTCGTCCCACCAATCAGCCGCTCCGCCGCCTCTACCAAGTCGGCGATGTCTGCGGCGTGGTTGCGGAGGAAGGCGATGAGGTCGGCGTCGCGTTCGGGGATAGCCCAGCCGAAGAGTTCCCACGGTCCCGGCGTTGCCGCAGCATCCAGTTCTCGCAGGCGCTCAGCGAAAGTCACAGAATCCCTCCATCTACCCTAAGTGAACGAACCACATTGTTCTTTACCAGTACTCGGTAGACTTCTTCCAACACTATCACGTCGCGTTCACAGTGAGCAACTATTTCCTTCATGGCGGCGTCGCGCAGTTTCTTGTTCCAGCCAAGCGCCCTCATCCACTGTTCCCACCTGATAGCAGTCTTACCAGGCGCTTCGGGGGCGATAAACTGCTGAACGGACTTTAGCCCTGCCCAGGCAGCGGCCTTGGTCTTGAAGGACCACAACCCGTCTACGTGATACTGCGCCTTCTTGGTGCGCTGCGCCACTCGCAAGTTGCGCGCATTGATATACTTGATATCGAACCCTCGGCTGTTCCAACCCACGATGATGTCATATCTCTCCAACTCATCTCTGATAGCGGCGGCGAGGCGGGAGTCATCGTAGACATCAGCGCGTCGGAAGTCCTGTGCCGAGAGCGTATAGACGGGCTTTCCGATAGGCTTGAACGAGCAGCAGAGAATGCGGCCCACATTGGCGGTGAGATGCGTTGCCTCGATGTCAAACATCACCACCGAGAACTTGGTTTTACCCAGGAGTACCTTACTCCGTCCAATGTCGTCCAGTTTGGAGAAGTGGCGCAATTCGTCAATGGTTGCCCAGGTGATGATGCGAGGCTGACTGTATTCCGCGTTGCGGGAACGATCCGCATGTTGCTTATTGGCGAAAATCTTGCGGGCGTCCTTCGTCTCGAAGAGAGAGCCGCAGCCACAACGACAGATGCGCGTCTCTTCGGTCACAGCTTGGTCCCGTAGTTCGGGCAATAGTTGGGAACAAGCTTGACGGGCGGGTCGGGATATTGAGGGATGCGCCGCAAGAAACCTGGCGAATGGTTATCACAGAATTGAGGGGGGCGGCCCGTATGGGAGCAGATTCCGGCGCAGACACAGCAGTGGGAACTCATCTGTCGAACACCGCGAGGAGAATGAGGGCGGGTCCACCGATAATATTGAGGATAGACCAGTTATCCCACGGACCAACGAAAGCAACAGCGATATTGAACACTCCAAACGCCAGCATGAATGGATGCTTCACTTACGCAGCCCCCTTCCGATTGCCTTGCGCGCCGCCTTGGACATCTTTTGAACCCCAGTGCTGTTGCCGGTTCTTGTCTTGTAGGCGTTCTTCTTGAAGGTCTTTCGCTCTCGGTACTTTGCCTTTAGCCTGATTTCGGTCGGCATGGCGTCTAGCCTCCTCGACCTTGCGGCGGGTCTTGTCGGTCAAGCCTATCGGGGCCAAGACTACCTCACCACGCTCCCCAATGTCAACCACCAACCACCATACACCCTTTAGGGGAATCTGTTCGCCCTGGGCGAATGGGTGCTGTGGCGGAGGGGGAATCTCGGGAAGGGGTTCACTGTCGTCTACCCCAACAGGTTCTTGGGGGCTGGCTAGAACTTCCCCCTTGTCCCGAGATTTTCCCCGCTTATCGCTTACGCGAATCTCGATAGGCTCGTTCGATTTTTCGAAAAATTTCATGGGCGCATCCTCACGAGCGGGGCTTCGGAAATTGGTCGGTCCCGGTCGTCAGAAGGCGGTACATCCTGTGGACGAGCTTTGCGAGGCCGTTGTGGCTGAACTCCCAGGTGTAGTGCGGCTCCCTTTGATCCTTTGCCCTTTCGAGTACCGCGTGCAGGAGTTCGTGAATCAGAGCTTCGGAGTCTTCCGGTTCGTCCAGGTTGAGCGAGATGGTCTTGCTCGGCCAGTCTATTTCGGACGACACCCTTACTGGAAGTCTGATCCGTTGGACTTTCCAATCCTTTCCCCTTATCGAGTACCTGCGCCGGACCCTCACGCTTCATCTCCTCTCGCATCCAGCGCGCGTGCTCGCGCGGCGATCTATCCTGCGCTCTTGTCTCGGGCGGAAATCTCTCGGCCAGCCGTGACCAACGATACAAATCTTGGTGTGAGCGACCTACCTGTCCCGCGAGGACGTTGAGTTGCTTCTTGTCGAAATGCTTGGTCAGAGTATAGCAAAAATCAGCCCGTCCCCACTCCGCCGCCCATACGTTCCCGATGGCCGTGGCAAGCCCCTGTACCAGGTCTTCGAACGTGACCTTAGCCATGATCCGACTCCTGGTCAAGCGTGCCATCACCGCAGTGGAGACACCAGGCCCATGTAGACCCATCATCGTGAAGAATCTGATGGAATGCGACCATCTTACACCCGCGGCATGGGCGGAGGTCAACCATTCTGGCCTCGCTTGTTAGCATCGGCTACAGCCTTGATATGGATACGCATTCGGTTGCGGTCGGCTAGGTGCTGTGTGGCGGCAAGTTCTTCTTTCTCGGTCATCGTCCGAACCCTGCTGTAGATTCCCTCTCGCTCCATGCGCTTTTTACTACGCCAATCTTCCCGGTCGGCCAACTTGATCTGTGTCTTGGTGGGCGAGTGAGGCATCCCTGCGGCGAGTCGCAGCAAACGTTCCGCTGTTTCGGGGCGAAACTTGGTAGCCTGGGAAAGCAGACCCCATCCCCAGCGCGGGGATACACCGAGCGCCTTCGCAAGCGAACGAGTGGTATAGCCCCTACGCTTCAAGACGGCCTGAACCGGGGCAGCGGGAACATCCCGGCGATGAGCTAGTTGACCAGCCCAGGGCTTCCCTCTCGACCCGCAATTCTCTACGTTCTTGAATGCCTGTTGCTGAAAATGGTACTTCAGGTAGCGTTGTTTTTTGTCTCGCCCACCCCAGGTAGGATGCTTCGCCACGCTGACCAGCGGTTTCCCACAGCCACAAGCACAGACTCTAGGAATTTCCGAAAAATTTTCAGAGGAGGTCATTGACATCCCTCATGATAGAAGAGGCTTGTCGGAGTAGCGTCTTGATCTGTTGTCCGTTGCCCACTTCGGCAAGCGCGGAAGCCCATCCCACCAGATCATCGGCGCGGCAGAAGACATACCATTCCCCATGATCCTCGCGCGCCACCACCATAGGCTTGCGTCGGTCGCCGACGGAACGCCCAGCCTCGGCTTGATACAGCGCTGCTTGGAGGGAGACACCACCAAGTTTCTTGCGGCGCTTCACTTCCACAATCCAATCGCCAAAGATGCCGGAAAGAGGAATGACCACGTCGCCCATTCCGCCGACGGCGCCGCTGAGAGGAGCACGTTTGCCCCCCAAGAGACGAGCAACTTCATGCTCGCCCTTACGGCCCTTGCCCTTAACGTCTCGCATTTTCAATCCTCGGGGTAGCGGGGGAGGCACACCTGCCGAGAGCAACGAGAAACGATATTGCGCTTTAAGATTCCGAATGCATGTCTTATTCGGGTATCATTAGGGTGTAAATTGATCTGCGCCGCCAGAATCACTTCCGCGCGATTTTCCTTCACAAGCCAACCAGTAGATACCAGGTAATGACCGAATCGAATATCACCTAGTTCGGTTGGTTCGTTATAACCACTCCAGGCGTCGCGCCAGGTAATAATCTCGTATCGGGCAGTTCTCTTTCGGCTCATCTTACGTCCTGGTGAGAGGGCGGTCATCCAACTCGCGATGTGTCACTCCGAATTCCAGTAGTGCCAGAGCGTGCCAGGCCACACTCGCCAAGTGCGGTGAGCCTGTTTCGGGATCGTCTTCCTCGCCAGTCCAAAACAGGAGAGCGTGGCGCAGCATCGCACCATAGGAGAGTGACCAGGCATAGCCGCGCTCCCAATTTCGGTCACTATACTTACGTGCTCCGCGACCATACAACTCAGCGAGAAGCCACAGGGGACGTGCGGGGATCAGATCGGTGCGCGCTAGCCGTGTCTCTTTTTGACCTCCGGTCACTGGGTTGGTGATGATTTCCTTTTGGTCCCTGTTCCGGTCACCGAAAGGACGCAGCGCAGTAGGTGATCCCTCTTCCCTATACTCAGGATCGTAAATCCAGAGCGAGCAACCAGTCATTTCTGCGAGAAGCTTCTCGGCGTTGGCGCCAGTAGACTTTTCCCAGCCTGGGAGGAAAGCGATATGACCACAGCGTTCTGCGATAGCCGCAAAGTCCCGACGTAGCGCCGACTGAACATCAAAGTCATATCCGCTATCCCTGTCGGGATCGAACCCTTCCTCACGGTCTAGGTCAGCAGGAGACACAACAATCCACCCGAGATGAACCAGGGTGACGCGCGCAGCATCGAATGCGGGGAAGTTGAACTTGTCGTAGCCCCTCATAGGGCCTGATACGTAGATCGTGCGGTCACGGTCACGACTCATGCCTTCCTCCGCCTGTAAGGTTGGTAACCAGCACCGAGTCTGTTGCGTCCGTACTCTAACAGCGCCGAGTCCTTGCGCGCCTTCTGTCGGTCGAACTCCGTGGTCCCCGCCCACACCCCCCAATCCTCATAGGCCATTCCCCACTCGAAACACGGCTTTTGGATTGGGCACTTGCTACAGAACTTGGCCCACAGATAGTCTCGATTCTCAGCTACCTTCTCGGGCTCCTCATTGTTGTTCAACTGGTTCAGAATGAAGAAGCGTTCCCTGTCTTTCTTGTCAGCGTTGGCGCACTCACCCTCAGCGAAGGACGGAGGAACGGGGGGTGTGGTATAGGATGCCTTCCGATTGTCGCTGAGAATCATGCGGAATGGGGCCATGCCTGGAATCCGGGCAGGCTTGGTCAACCAGGGCTTGTCGATCAACAGACGATACTCCTCACCTGAGCCAACTTTTGATTCGCGGTAGCGAGGGCCTCTCTCGTCTTGGCGTGCGCTGCCTTCTCCGCCGTCAGGTCTTTCTTCACCTGCGCGCAGGGGTCGGTTGGTGCGGGGCCGGGGGCGACGTATTGACTTGTCCAGAACCCCCTAGCCCTGCCGAAGTCCACCGTAGCGCGCGCAAGCGTTTCGCCTACCTGCGCGGCGTAGTCTGCTCGTTTGGCGATAAGTGAATCTCGCGAACTGGTAATGAAGAGACACTCCACCAGCGCAGAGGAACCCTGACTCTGTACCACGGCGTACTCGGCACGAGTACCCCTTGCTTCCTTGTATCCCCTGGAGGGGAAGGAAGAATCGAGTGCCTGGAGTTTCGTGAAGAGCGCCGCGAGTAGCGCTTTACCAAAAAGCATGGACACTCCGGTACCTGTACCGTAGACCTCAATTCCCCTCGGGTCCGGTGAGCCAAAGGCGTTGTGATGAACCTCAACATAGAGTTCCACGTCGGGATGCTTCTTGGAATCCGACACCTGATTCGGTGTCGCCGAGGCTGGTGGGTTCCCTACGTCGAGATCGGTGTAGGTTTTGACACCGGAGCGGCGAAGAGCGAGGACTGCGACTCGGGCGATTGCGGCGTTGAGTTCTCTCTCAACGAGCCCGTTACCCGACGACCCCGGATCGTTCCCGCCATGACCTGCCGCGAGGTATACCGCTCCCATCCTTTACCCCTCTCGTATCCTAGCCGATCTGCTCGTAGTGGAACGTGGGGACAATCCGAGCACCACTGGTAAGCAACCAATGGGGGTCCGACCCGTCGAAAAGTATCCCATACCCCTGCCCACCAGGAGTAAGGAAGAACACCGGACCACCATTCCGTGACAACCTTCTGGCAAGCCTCACGAGCTTCCGGCGCCGTCGGATAGGGTCCGAGCCGCCCAAACGAAGGCTTGCCCTCATTGTCTATCCTCCTGACGTAGTAGAGCCAGAAACGGATTCCAGAAGCTTCGCCTGAACCTCCAGGATCACTTCCCCGATCACGACTGCGCTTTCGAGGAGTGCCGCTGCCTCCAGTTTCCCGTCCCGCTTGAGGAGCAGCTCTGCGGCGAGGTTTACGGCCTGGCCTCCGGTGATCTGAGTTCTCTTCTCCAGAGACTTGCGATCCCACTCCTCCTGACTCAGCCCCCGGTACGTCCCGCCATTTCCCCCGCTCGTAGACCTGGTGGGATTCCCCGAAGAGCGGCGGTTGGACTGCCGCTCTTTGAGAATGCGCTCCACCGTTTCCTTCGCCTTCGAGAGCGGCTGGTTGATGGGGACCGGGGCGTCGGTATCCGTTCCGGCCTTCCCCAAGTCCGGTGTCGAGGTTTCGTCTAGGCCCTCGGCCCCCACCGACCACACTGTGAACTGATAACTCTTTGTCTCGCGGCCCGCGCGCGGCCCCTTCTTCGCCACGAAGGTTTGCCATTCTCCCCGTCCCTCCAGCCGCACGGTGAACCCGTCCATCGCGGCGTTCTTGCAATCACCATAGATCGGGTTCTCTTCGGTGCTGTTGTATTCCCGCGGCCACACCTGGCACTTGATGACCTCTGTTTCGTCCACCCGAAGGTCGAACTTGGCTGGTCCTGCGCCCTTCGGAGGGGTCCACTTCTCGATGGTCCCGATCAGAAGATCGGGTTCCCTCTCGGCCTGTTCGGCGAAGTCCGAGTCGTCCTGGTCGCTCATGCTACTCCCTCCATCGGTGTCAGCCATCGGTAGCAGTGCTCCGCGCCCAACTTCTCTTCTGCTTGGAATATGGCGCGGGCGATATACTCGTCGGGCTCCTCCACAAGTAGCCAGAAGGGTACAGGAAAGACTATCTCGTTGTCAAGTTCCACTTCTAGCACCCCAACATTCCGTCCTGAAATCGCAGTAGCTACACGGGAATTTCTCCGGGTTGAATCCTGCGGGACGCTCTGGCGGCGAGGGGTCCAGGCGAGCCCAGCCATCCAGGTTCACCAGGAGCGCTAGGTCGTCCAGTGCGCGAGCGGGATCATAGGGTACGTCGAATGCGTAGAATGCCCTCTGCCGCTTTGAGGCGTCCTTGATGTAATAGAAGACCACCCCGGCCTGAACGGGCGGGAGATTCGAAATGAGGCCCTCCTGGGAGGCATGTAGATACAGGTTCAGTTGAGATACGTGGTCATCGTAGGGCTTGTAGCCGTGGAGCTTCATGGCAAGGCGGCTGGTAGTCTTCATCTCGATCAAGACAGGGGATTCCCCGTTCTCGAAATAGAGAAGGAAGTCCAGGCGCCCGGTCACATCCAGCATCTCTCCGTCCGGTGCCGCACAGGGCAGGGCAACTCGAACTTCTCGGACAACCCGGACACCCATCTGCTCTAGTATTTTGGCGAACGCCTCTTCGGCTGCCTTACCCAAAAGAAAGTTAGCAAGGGAGTCTGCGGTGGGGGGATCGGTGACGGGGTAGTTGCGGAGGGTGTACCAGGTCTTGCGAGGGCACTTACTTCCAGCGTCGGTGACGTAGGGATTGGTTTTGAGCGTGGTGCCCTTCTCCTCAGCGCGAGCGCGCTGCTGAAGTTCTCGATCTAGGAAAAGAGCCTGCTCAAAGAGAGAAATAACCGACTCGGCTTGGCTCACGAAGTTAGACTACTCGCTTCCGATTGCGACTGTCAACTATAGGTGATTGAATAGCGCCACAACGAGGCCCACATTGAAACTCGTGGACAGCGTAATAAAGGCCACCATCGGCCAGGAGGGACGGCGAACTAGGGTGTCACGAAGGTATCTCACGTCGGCTTTGACCTCGGCGACATCGGCCACAAGCCCTATCACCTGAGTTTCGACAGCAGTCAGGCGATCCGCTCTCATTTCCTCAGCCATAGAAAATCTCCGATACCCAATAGGTGCCGTTCTTGTATACCACCCCTGTTCCGATCCTACGGAAACAGGAACACAAGACATTATACCTGTGCGCGGCGGAAGACAGGAACGCCCGGTGAATCGCGGCCAGGTAGGGACCAACCCCCACGTTCTCACCCCAGTATCTCGCTCCAGGCGCGCAGAACCCAGCCGCTGAGTGGTAGATGTAGCCCCGGTTCGCCATCTCCTGAGCATGGAGATGGGCACAGTAAGAGGCTGCGGCGTTGAAGGACAGGGGCGCTCGGCCCGCTCCCAAGCGTGAACCCTCCACCTGTCCCGCCGTGTACCATTCATACTTGTTGGGCACGTAGGAACTATTTTCGCCCGTGAAGGTCAAGGCCGCGACGGCCACCAGCGCCACAACCAAGTACCTCATGGGCTACCGAACTGGAAGATTGACCATTTATCTACTTCTGTCGCAACCATGATTACAGCATCGTACTGTGCTGCGAGAACAGCGGTCGCGGCTCCGTCGATCAGGTCAGCAGTACCTGTGGCGTCAGCCGTCACCGTCACGGCATTGGCGCTGGCGTCAATCTTCTTGAAGAAGAAGACCGATCCCACCATCGCCGCTGTCACTGGGGGCAGCGTAGCAGCAAAGGCAGCAGCCGTGGCATCACAGACGTAGACCGTGGCGGCATTGGCGGTGAACGCCGCCGTCTTCTTCTCAACATGCCATACGTTCATCCTGTCGCTCCGTAGATGTTGTCATGCTGGACGATGCGTCCTGCGGTAAGTGCCGCAGCGGTCGTGGTGTTAATGATATTGTCGGCGAAGATGATGGAGCCCGTGGTGGTATGGATCGAGATAGTCAGAGTTCCCGTACCGGAGAAGCGGTTTCCCCGGCAGATGACAGACTGAATTCCTGCCGCGTTGATATTGAGTGTCGTGGTACTGCTGACCAAGATGTTATTCTCGATGATGATACACCTGCGACCACCCGCATCGGTGGTGATGCTCGGAATTGAGATCAGTGCTGTCGTGCCGAGGGGCTGATTGAGTACGCAACCGCTGATAGTGATTTCGTCCCAAAAGTCCAAGAGGAGAGTGCCGTTCCATGAGCATCCACGGATGTTGATTCGGTGGGCTTGCGTACTTGCCGACACAGTACCGCCCTGAAATACGGGGCTATTTTTGAAAACACAATTAGCAAAAAGCCATTTGTTTGTGTTTACCGTTGGATCAGCCATCTCATAGCGCCCACTTATGGTGGAATCTACCGCATACCATTCCGCAATATCGGTAAACGTGCCCGCCCCGCCGGGGTTCGTAGACATATCACTGCCGACCAAGAGACAGGTGATGTCAATTTTGGTTCGGTTGGCGGCGATAGCCGACTGAGTACAGATGACCTGTGAGTCGTATGCTCGCAGATTCGATGTTGTTCCTGCACCCAGGCGTACTTGGCCGTTAATGATAGAAACGGTTTCCCAAGAAGAAAGAGTGGCGAGAACCTGGACTCCGTATCCCACGAAATCCAGCGTAAGACCACCCGTCCATACCGGGGCATTAGACCCAATCACGGGAGCCCCTCCAGGGAGCGAGTCGTTCAGATGGGTCAGGGCGACCAAGACCACACCCTGCGTGAAGGTTATGGCCGATTCGGTGGTGTTTTGCCCTGGCCTGATCCCAATAGTGATCGTGCGGCCGAGGGTGGGAGCGAGAGCCGTGACAGCAGCACTAACACTGGCAAAATCATCGGGGATGATCGCGTCGAAGAAGGACTGGCCGGAGGGCGCAAAGTTCTGAACAATATCCTCGTCGCTAGGAAAGGCACGGTTGACCTTGCCCCAATCTCGGGTGAGTAGAGGATTTTGTTCCTCGCCCCACTCCTGGTCCGGGCCGACAGCATTGTCGAGGGTAGGAATCACGGCATCCTCCGAACCAGCACGCGCGCAAAGCCATTACCCTTGCGCGTCAAGACTATGTCAGCCTCTTCCAGGATGACGGTGAACTGGGGGGCGTCCGTCTCGGGCATCATGTAACCCTCCCCCGCGCGGTAGTGCGGAATGAAGTTCACCGGAGGGGCGAGGTCGTTGTCCCGCAGGGTGCGGAGGTTGTTTGCCTTCTGGAGTCCGGTCGTAGCGCCGCCGCCGAATGTGTAGGTACCGGGAGCATCATCTTCCAGCCGAGCGGTGAACTCGAAGAACTGAACAAACTGCTTGGCGAGTGCCCGGAGGTAGACGCCAAACACGGTGGGAGTGTTGGCTCCAGTTCCATCAGCGTTCAGGGTCATCTCGATACGAGCGATGCGCCCGTCTCGGGCGATGCTTGCGCCAGCACCGTTGAGCCCACTGATCTTGAACACGGTTCGTGTTGCGCCGGTACCGCTATGGGTCAGCGCCACGGCGTCCTTGTCCGTAGTGATCGTGGTCTCGTCGTTGAGAATGATTTTCAATGTCACGGTGGTCCCTGCGGGCAGAGGGGCAGTTTGAATCTCTAGTTCCGTGATGAGCTTTCGCACGCCTGGGTAGTTGAAGTCCCAGGTGGAACCGATCAGCGTGGCGGTAGCAGGGTAGCGATTAGCCCCGGAGAGCATGGAGGAGTAGACCTTGCCATTCTGCGAGAGCGACCCCTTGACCCGCACGCCGAAGAAATACTTCCCCTGCGTATAGACCATACTGCGAATCTCTTCGGTGGAAGGCACCCCGCTGAAGAGTTGACTGATCCCCGCGTTCTGGATGTCGTAGATGAAGGCGTCTCCGCTATCGGTGCCGATCAGAAGTTGGTTGCGGAAACCATCGGCCAGGCAGACTCCCTTTGTGTCGGCGGCGTAGACGCCATCACGAATGAGTCCAACCGTACCGCTGCGTCCGGAGTTCTGTCCCGTCACCACGGCAATCATGGGAACCTTGGGGAGGGAAGCACCACTACCATCCCGCCAGCCTACGCACCACAGGAGGTTGGCAAAGTAGATGACGGCCGGGAAGGGACCGTCACCCTTCGAAATTCCCGCGGCGCTGAGCGTCCCCGATTCCATCCGGAAGCCCACGGGGAGGCGCTCGCGCTCGGCTCCGGCCGAACCGTCCCACAGTTGGACGCGAGGCTCCTCGTCTACCGCCTGGGTAACAACCGCCACTCTCTTGCCCAGCGCATCGGCACCCACCGAGAGGCCGATCCCCTCGATACCGAAGCGGCTTGTAACCGTAGCAGCGGGGAAGGCAGCCTGGAGGAGAGCCACGGTACGAAGATCGAGCTTGCCTCCGTTGCCAGTGGAGATGTCCTGAATGAAGAACAGTTTCGAGTCGGTGGCGTTGGGGCTCTCTCCGGTGTTCGCCACGAAGTTGACGTTGGTGTTTGCGTTGGGATCCACACGACGGATAGTCGCCACCGAACGGTGGGCGACATAGAGGAATGTGCCCATCGTGACAACCTTGCCGGTGGGTTCCGCTTCGGCGGCGGCACCAGTGGTCAGCGCGCTCCAGACTCCGGTTGAGAGGTTCTTGCGGCGGCTGCGCTGCGCGCTAGCGCCAGGAGTAGCGGCCTGGTCCCGATCAGAAGCCACCGCACACAGGTATCCATTCGTCACCGCCAGGAAGGGACCATGCGTCACCGTGCTCAACCCCGCAACATCGTCCGTCATCTGGACCCCGAGCGTCACCTGTCCTTTGGTGCGAACGTCCACACCCCCCGTAGTGGAGTAGTAATACTGGTCGAATGAGTCATCCTCGCGGGAGTCAATGAACTTCTGGCCCTCTCCACCTGCCCAACTGTCCCAGCGCCACTCCAGGATGTCGGGGCGTGGACCCCTGGCAGGACGAGAGGAACCCGCGAGTTCCGCCTGTTGAACAACCGCAGGCTCGACTTTCTCCTGGTATGGACGCCAGGAATAGGGGAGAGAGTCCTCCAGGTCGGTGCGGTCCAGCACCGGATAGAGAACTCCGTTCAACTCGACAGCGGCCGGGATCAGGTTGCTCATGGGGTCGGGATTCCTTCAACAACAACATAGGTCTTGCCTTCGACAACGATAGTGAATTGCTTCGGGATAGAGGGAATGCCGTTCACCTGATGGTCTACCTTCACCGCGCCTCCCACTTCGATCTTGTTCGGTACCTTGATTTCGACGGTAGGCGAACTAACACGAAGCCCAACAACCGTACCCACCACCAAAGCCCAGGTGATCGCTGCCATCTTGAACCAGGCCATCGCCGCATCCTCAGTAGGAACGAACAGGATGGTAGGCGAACGTGGCATCGGTGTAATGCCTACCACCACGGTACTTCACGCGGTTGCGGCGAGGCAGGTACTCCATCAAGCGTTCCTGTTCCTTGCGCTTCAACTCGGCCGCTTCTCGCATCCAGAATTGCGCTGCCACGTCGGGAGTGGGTGCTCCCTGGACACTCGAACGACGCTCGGGCTTAGTCTCTCCCGCGATCACCGTCTGAAGCGCCACAGCGCCAGCCATGTAGACGAGAATGGCGGTCTGCTCTGAGGTCAGGTTGGTGAGCAACAGGCGGGCGATGTAGATACCGTGGAGTTTGTTGTCATTGCTGTTCATGGCCGTTCCGTAGACCTGTAGTGCCTTCGGGACCGAGCCACCGAGAAAGGCCGTCTCCTGCCAATGCGGTCCCATCCAGGCCGACGGTACACGGTTATCCACCGGCGTCGAGTTGGTGTGTTGATACAACTCCAGCACCCGCTCCGCGTCGGCGGGCAGACCGTACCACAACTCAGGTGTTGCGCTGGTGGAGATAGTCCAATCGACGTGTCGCACGTCGAAAAGTTCGGGCCACATTGAATCCAGGATGTCGTCTACAACTTCAGAGAGCATGAGCGGCTGGAAGCGTCCCAAGTAGCGGAACTTGGCCCCCGCGGCGTGGACGCCAGCGGTCGTCTCGCGGTGCCCCCGCTCGATAGTCAGCGTGGTGGCCGTGACAGCGGTGATCTTGGCCGTCTCGAACGTACCATCGGCCACCCAATCAATATAGCCACCGATCTGATACTTCTTGGTGGCATCCGAAGCAACGGTAAGGCTGGCGTCCGTTGTGTTTATTGCGTTTGTGTGGACATCCACCCAGGGGTTATCGTCCAGCCTACGCAGGAGCCGGGCCACCAAAAGTGCCTTGGTGATCCCGGCACCGCCGCTCAGGTCTACCGTTGCGTTAGGAAGAGTCGGCAATTGGGGTAGCCTCCGTAGGTTCCTTGGGTAGAGCCTTCCACTGCTTGTAGTAATTCTTCAGCACGGAGAGCGCGGCGGCGAAGCCCGCCACTCCGGCAGCCTTCCAGAGCGCCACCGACATCAAGTTGGCTGAATCAGCCAAGAGCACTCCAGCAGCAGCGAAGGCCCCAGCAAAGCCCGCACGCTCTACGATATCCTTCCAGTTCACGAAAATCCTCTCCTCCCGCAGGTTGTAACCTGCCCATTTCAGGATGCGGCGACGAGTCGCCTTGTAGTAGAGCCGCTCTGCGAATTTGTAGAGCAGGGGAACCACCAGAAGGACTTCGATCACCAACAGGCGATGCTCGACACTCTTCAGGCGACTCGGATACCTCTTGGCGGCATCGCCCATTATCAGGTAAGACGGCACTTTTCTACCTCCCTGGAAGATTATACCAGGCTACCTTGCTCACCGGCCAACACCCATCATGGAGCCGTACATTCGCTCTACGCGAGAAAAGTCAATCATTTGTGAATCACCAACGATCAGGTCGGCGCTGGCCGTTCCCTTGTTCCCTGTTGCGCTTGTCCACATCGGATGCCACACCGCTACTGTTGAGGGGCCGCCAGGAGCAACGCCCCACCAACGATGGCGGTTGACATCAGCAGCAGTAAAGGTCTGGTCGTCATAAACTAACCAGCCAACCTTGTCGTCGTCATTGAACGATTGGAGGGTTAGAACTTCAGCAGCATCTCCATTAGACGCTCCTAGCGGTGTCCCTAGTTCTAGTTCTGCCTGAAGTGCTCCATCTATGTAAATATCGGGGTCATTGGCTGTGCTACCCCTGTCATAAGAAACGGCAAGATGGGCGGGCTTTGCTCCGATGAAACTATTATCTGGAGTAATCCAAGTCCCATCCGTAGTGGCAAAATCCTGGACAAAAAGAATATGCCCATCAGAGGTTACACTCCCCTGAAATTTGATTTGCCAACCTGTAGGTGTCAAATCGACCCCGTCACTTTTGGTCAGAATGTTGACCGGCCCGACAGTGCCGGGATCGGCGGCGGAGAGGAACGTCCACAACGCCCTCGAAGCAGTGGAAAAGTTATCAATAGAAGCATCGGAGCCAAACGTCGGAGGGTTGGCGCCAGCCAAAAGTTTTCTACCCATCCTTCAACCTCGCTCGGTATTGCTTCACGAGAATCTCCAACTGGTCCCGCTCGGCACGCGCCTTCAGCATCTCCTGCTCAAAATGACGTGCGCGCTTATAGAGCGTCTTCTTCCACTTGGCCCTAATCTTGATGCGCTCGCGTCTCTTCAGTCGCTCATACTCGAAGTTAGCTTTCTGGCGTAGGGTCATGTCCGAGGTCGGGTCCGCCTTGCGGAACATCTCAACTCTCGATGGTGTAGTAGGTGGTCACAACGCGAAGCTTACCACTGGTGGGAACCTCATTGGTGATGCGGAGTTCCTGTCCATCGGCGCCAATCCCAATGATCCCGCCTCCGTCTCCCTTGGTCATACCTCCACCAGGAACCAGGCCGGGGTGCGAGGCCACTATACCGCTGACGCTCGATCCCGAAACGGCCTCTGCAGGCACGCTGGCAGCGCCGAAGCCGACACGGAAGCCCACTCCAACCGTGGTGGCTTCGTCCAGAGTCACATCAATCCTGGTCACTACGACAATGGTCCCTGCCGCGACTGTGATACCCAGGATTTCATCGTCCGTCTGTGCGGCAGTGGTGTTGTATTCCACCGTGATCGAGTTCGGGTGTCCACCCATGACGAACTGAACACCGTGCCGGTTGGCGTAGAAGTTGGTCCGGTCGGCCGCGGCAACCGCAACAGGGTTAGCACCATGAGCGACAGCCTTTCCGCCCATCTTGACTGGGTTGCCTGCGTCCACGCCATCGTGAGCAACATCACCAACGACCTGAGCGTTGAGATTGGCAGCCGTGACCTGATCTACGGTGAGACTGTTGCCACCATCTTGTACGTTTACCGCACTAGCACCAGCAGGGTTCTGGACAGTAATTGATTCCAGGGCCGACAAAGACTCGGTAGCAAGAGTGACCCTCTGTGCGGTAGCCTCCGCGCCAGCACCAACAACCGACAGGGTAGGGTTATCTACCGTCAGGGAGCCCGCTGCGTCGTCAACGGAGAGGACGTTGCCACCATCTTGAACATTGACCGCAGATGCCCCTGCGGGGTTCTGTACCGTGATTGCCTCTAGGGCGCTCAGGGATTCGGTAGCGAGGGTTACGCGCTGGGCGGTAGCCTCCGCGCCAGCACCAACCACGGAGAGAGCGGGGTTATCTACGGTCAGAGAGCCTGCGGCGTCTGAAACCGGAACCGGATTACCGTTAGCTACATCAGTGTCGGCGACCTGGAGGGTGGCGTTCACTTGTTGCCTACCGCCATCAACCGAGGTCAGGTTGCCACCAACGAACTTCGTGTCGGTGCGAACGGAGCCCTCGGCTCCAACATTGATGATCTGGCGAGTGGCGGCGTCGGCGGTTTCGCTACCATTCACGCCACCAAAAACTGCCATCTCGTCGTTCTCTGCGTCGGTATTGATCTCAGAGACGGCAGATACAACGGAGTCAACCGCGAGGCGCTCTACACCCGCGTCATCTATCGAGGAAATGGGCCTTGGGTCGCCCGCCCTGCGACCCTCAATGATGCCAGCCATGTTTTAGAACCCGCAGACGGCGCCATCAACCGTGCCCGACACCACATCTACGAAGACGCGCTGTCCGGCGACCGGAGCGCCCGTGTCATCGACGGAGAAATCTATCGGGGAGACATACTCAGCGTGATCGCTGGCGTTGGCCGCAAGTTCGATGGCGATGATGATATCTCCAGCGACGGTGCCCCTGCGGAGCAGAACCGTGGCGGGGGCGGCAACGGCGTTGTTCTCACGTACCGACCATGACACTACTTGCGACAGCGCGAGAGCGCCCGAGGCGGTGAACTTCTTTGGGAAGGCCCTAGCAGCCATTATCTTCCTCCGTAGCGGTTGTGAAATTCCGTCTGGAATCGAGCGCACCAGTCGGCAACCTTCTTGAGCGGCACCGGCTGACCGAGTTTCCACCCTTCTACTGCTAGTTCCTGCTGTAGCGCGAGAGGAATACGCCCGGTTTGCACCAGTTCATCCCGTATTCTAGCATGGAAGCGCGATGCGGCAACCCTGGGGTCTACGGGCTGGATGGGGCCGGGGTCCGAGAACGCCACACGCTCACGGTGCGGGCGGGTTCTGCCGTCCTGCGCGCCGCGCGACGTGACATCCTTGGTATCCGGCGAGGCCGGAAGCCCCGGCATCCATCCCACCGCTTGTGACTTGGGGATGATCCTGGCGACACCCTGTTCGTCTACTCGAACTACCGTTTCCGGTAGGTTGAACGCAAACCCCTTACCGGCAGCCGCAAGACGACGCCGGAGACGGCCGATGATCGCCTGGCGTTTCTCCCGATCATCCGGCAGAACGCCCATAGCCGCCGCAGACCTCTCCGCTTCGAGAATAGCCTGACGTTCTTCGGAAGCGAAGGGCTGTTCAAGATTGATTCCCAGTGTCATTCGAACTTGTACATCCTCTCGTGGGCCGACAACGCGGCGTCACGATGTCGATTGGTACAGAACGAACCATCGGTTGCCGCGTCCCAGCACTCGTTGATTTCGCAGTAGTGCGGGGCCTCGGCGAAGGCTTCCTCTAGGAGCACGAGCTTGTTGCGACGTAGCTCCAGGAAGAGACGATCCACGTCCCACTTGCCATCAGCCATCGGTACGCGGTGCTGGCCGATATGGACAGTTTTGCCCTGCGGGCCGCTCCAGAAACGCTTCTCCGGGTCAGTATATGTGACCTTGACCACGCGAGTTACCGCTTGGCCCCCAACGATGTTGCGCTTGCGTTGCTCCTCTGTCATCTTCGGCCAAGCATAGTCCGGCTCCACTTCCGTCCGAACGATCTTGACCTCGTTCACCGCCTCCAACTCTCGGATGCGGGCTCTCAGAGCTTCGAGTTCGGACTGCTCTTCCGTCCCCACCGAGGTTTCGGGCGAGCCTTCGGCAACCATCTCGGCCACCGCTGTCTCGACATCGCTCATTGACTACTCCTCCCCTGTTTCCTCTTCGGGCTTCAGATCGCGTACAGCCCTTGTTGCGTTGGCTGCGGCGCGAACCTCTGCCTCCACGGCAGCAGCATCGTCGTCTTCGAAGACCGGGACGCGCACTACTACCTTGCCCACTTCCGGGTCGGCAAAGACAGCCTTGACGCTACCGACCTGCACTCGTTCCTTCTCTTTCTTGGACACTACAATCTCCCTCCTGCCGACAAGTTACAATGGGCACATGATGGGCGTAAATTCGCGGGCCAGTTAGTTCCACCACGCGCCAGCGGAATTACGTGATCTACGTGTTCGAAGGGACCACCACATCTCCAACAGCGGTAGCCCCAGAAGGACATCCTGGCAGCGACATCGGTCGCCGTACTGAATCCCCCGGCTCTCCGCTCCCGTGTTCGCCTTTGTGCGTTTTTCAGCCTGCGGTTCTTGCGATCCCAGCGTCGCTTGGATTCTCGCTGGGCTTCGGTCAGCGGGAATATCCATTTCTCAGGATGATCCGCTCGATACTGACGCATGTAATCAGGATTCTTCTCCCGCCACCTACGTCTTCGTTCTCGTGCTAGAAGCACTGCCCGAGGAGCCTCGCGCTCCCCAGACAGTGCTTCCACGCTAGGACGAGGCATTACACAGCGGCCTTCAAGAGGACGCCAGCCGCATCTTTGAGTTCAGCTTCAGCCTTTGCCGTGCTCAGGACAACAGCCGTGCTGCGTCCGACAGCGCGCCTCTGAAGCTCCACGCGGTTCTGCCACTTGTGGGCATAACCCAGCGCGAACTCCGAGGAGTAAACAGCGTTTCCGTTGTTCACGCCCGCGTCGGTCGTGGTGATGGTGTTGTCGTTGAAGATCGGCACGCCGAAGTGCTCGAACGCCTGACCCGCGTTGACGGGTCCGTAGGCGCGCGTCTTGGCCTCCAAGTCCTGACCTCCAGAGAACTTCTGGAGAGCAGCCGTGGCGGGAACCGCCAGCGCCGAACGCAGGTCGCCGATGTTCTTGGACTTGACAACAGCGACGAAGGGCTTCGGGGCGTTAGCCTGCTCCAGTTTGTTGATCGCGTCGAGGAAATTCGCCTCCGACAGCGCCGCACCACCACCGACGATGGTGCTGAATCCGGTGTAGAGCGCGGTCGTATCGGTGTTGACCTTGACCTCGTTCGCCTGGAGCATCTGGCGGCTGTACCAGTCTGCCGACGACAGGATGTCCGACTCCAGCAGAAGGTCGGTCAACTCGATTCCGAGTCCGACTTCCGACAGAGTGGCCTGTACCTGGGTCGTAACGCTGATCGTGGTGGGCGCGACATCGGTGCCCTCTGTGAGGCCAGCCGAAGTCAGGGCCGGGGCCACGGGCCACGACACAACCTTCGCGGGCTTGCCGTTCATGTCCTCGTGACGCGAATAAGGAATAGCCGCCGTGAAGGCGTACAGGTTGGGGATCACAAACGCGCTGACCCACTCAGCGAAGAGTAGCTCGGCGGCTGTGGTCGTAGTTGTTACAGCCATGTTAGTTTCACCTACCCCCTGGCAGCGGGATCAGTTCGCCTCGAAGATCACGGAACCTCCGCGATCCACTGCCTTCACGCCTAGTTCGATGCGCCCTGCTGCCCGGAGCCTCTCAAACTCGGCGCGATCACGCTTGAACAGCGTTTGCGCTTCGTTCAGGGAGAGCTTCTTCTCTGCCGCTGGCGGTGTTGCCGACAACGGCTGAGACATGCGAGCGAACGCCTTCTCGGTTTCGCTCAACTCTACCTGCTGCTCCGGCTCGGGCGTCAGCGCGGGGGCGGGTGCTGGCGGGGGAGTGGCAGCGGCCTGTCGCAGGCTTGCCAATCTCGCAGCACGAGCCTCGTACTTATCGGGAGTCAGCCCTTCGAAATCCTCGGGAGAGAGCCCCAAGTCGGGGTACTTCCCTACGATTGCCGATAGTGCTAGTGCCCCCCGAAGCTCCCTGTTGAGCTTCCGCTCAGCCTGGAGCGCCTTCAATGCCGGGTGGTCGGAGTCCAGTTCTGCGAACTCCTCGTTCTCGGGAGTCTCAGGCATCGCGCCTTCCTTCCTCTATCGCCAGCATCGCGCTGACTGAGGAACAGTATACCATACCTGGAAGAACTTGGAAGGCTTACTGGGTGGCCTCAACCCTGTAGGGCGTCTGAGGACGGCCCTGCGGGAAGACCAGGCTCTCTCCCTGAATTTCGGTACCCACGGCGGTTTGGTATTGCTTCAGGGCTTGTTCGGCCCTCAGGGCCTTGCCTGCGCGATCATCCCCAACCCCAAACTCGATAGTCTCCAGGTCGGCCTGGGTGAGTCCGAAGGCGCTCAACTCCGCCCCGGCCTCCCTGATCTGCTTGGCGATCTTCTGATAGGCCGACTCCTGCTCAGCCAGAGACATAACCCCAGCCGTAGCGGCAGCGATCTGCTGCGCGCGAGAGCGCGTGATAGGCAGTTCTGCTCCCTTGGCTGCGGCCTGGAAAGTGGCCGTCTCGTATGCGGAGTAGAATTCGGGGTCGGCCTTGCGGAGCACGAAGTTCACCGCGTCCCGAACGGTGGTCATCTTGCCCGGGTCGGCCTGCTGGAGGAAACGGAACACGTCCGGGTGTGCCTTGACAATCTGTACCGCAGCCGCGCGTTCCACGAACTCGTCGGGGGAAACCTCCATGCTGACCAAGTGCCCCGCCGTGAGATTGTTGATGGCAAAGCCATAGCGCGCAGCGATGGAGCGGTATGCCTCAGTGGTGTGCATGTAGTCAGGGATATTCATGCGGAGCGTGCCGTCCTTGCGCTTGATACCGGGAAAGGCGCGGTCGAATTCCGGTGAACGAATCACCAGCGCCCAGGCATAGGTCATCGGGTCTTCGGGGAATTCCCGAATGGCTTGCTCGATGTAGCGAGAAATGTCGAATGGCAGATTGAACCCAACCTGCTGAAGCTTCCGCGTCAACGCCGTGCTAGCCATGCCTATACCGCCGATCCCAACTTGCGCGCCAGGTCCGACTCGACCTCAATGCGCTCCTGTTGGAACCTCGGAGACATCTTGAAGGCGGGATTCTGGCGCTGGAGGTACTCGAACTCAAAGATGTTCATACCCGCCGACTTGTCCACCAGGCCGGGAGGAGGCGGGGTGCCCCATATCGAGTAGTACTTCCCCGTGAGCGCCTGGATATGCGCTTCTTTGGATTGCTCTGCGTGAGCAGCGGCGGTACCCCTCTTGGCCTTGCGTTGCTCTTCCTGAAAGTGTGCACCCTTCTTGGTCAAAAGATCACCGAGGTTCAGTCCTTTAGCCGATGCCTCGATAGCGGCGCGGCGCAGGGAGAAGATCGTGTTGTCGCCATACCATCCCAGACCGTCTTCCTTCAGATTGTCTTCAGTCAGGAGTCCGGCCGCGAGGAGGAGATTCTGAATGCTGGCAACCTTCTCTGGCGTTGCGTGCGCCAGATCGCGGTTGTAGGCCACCCATGTCTGCTCGGCTCCTGGATCGCCGTATGGCCCAAAAATGGCCGCATTGGGATCATCCTGGAGTTGCTTGTGAAGCCTCAGGTATTCCTTGTAGTCGCCCTGGGCGTCTTTCAGAAGCCCCGGGGATAGCGAGGAGGGATTCACCCCCAGCCACTGAGTAAAAGTCTTGGTTGGTCCTTCGTATGCCCCGCCGAAGCGCTGGAAGAGATTGAACTTGAAGTCATCTACGTTCACCCCTCGCGTGCCTGCGGCAAACGTCTCGGGGGTAATAAACTGCGCGGGGCCACCAGCGCCGCCACTAAAATCCGGTAGAGTGAACTGCGGGGGAGCACCACTGCCTGTGGGTGCTGAAGCGGGGCGCGCTCCAGCCTCATATGCCAACGTGCCCGGCCCCTGGGGAACAGTACCGAAAACGGCGGGCTTGACCAGGGGATCGGTTTGTGACAAAACCTCATTCGGGTGTTCTTTCTTGTACGCCTCCATCATGGCGATCTTGTCTTCGTCAGACAAGGATTCAACCTTCAGGGCCCTCAGAAGAAACTTGGGCAGGCGGGCTAGAAAGCCTTCCCACTCTATACGCTGCTGTTCCGTCACGCTCTTACTCCAGGTCTGGTAGGATCAATGCCCGAAAGAACTGTCTCGACACATCGTTGTCGAGCGAAGCCCCCCAGGCCATCAGCGCGGTGCGAACTTGCTGCTTGTATTTCCGCTCCGCGTCGGTGCGCCCCAGGTCAGCCACAGCCTGCTGGTACAGATTATACGCCTCTAGCACAGGAAGCAGCGGGGACTTGTAGACATTGGGGACTTTGGGGTCTACCAACATCTGCCTGACACTCTCGATCTGCTCGTTGCGCTGGCGTGCGCGTTCGCCACCGGAGGTCAGATATTCGGCAAAGATGGGGTGGGTATTGAAGAACCCGGTCTTCCAGGCATCCCAGGCGTCCATGATGAATCGGCGCTGGGAGGCGTTCTGCGCCCCGGCCAGAGCCGCGTCTCGCTCGTCGCGCACGGGGAAGTATTTCTCCGAGGCCACTCGAACCTTGACCGCCTTCCAGAGTTCCTCGGGTGTACGGCGACGGCGCAGGCCGACAGCGAATTCCTCTAGGTAGGTATTGTAGTCGAACTTGTCCTGGGTGGGAGGAATCAGCCAAGCAGCAGCAGCACCGTACTTCCCGAGAAGCGCCTTATTGGAGCGCAGCCACTTACCCACCTGCGCGTCGGGATTCAGCACGCGGTCAGTCAGACTCTCCGTGGGGAAGACTGTCCAGGGAGTGCCATCCGGGTTGCGGCGAATGAACTCACCGAGCGCATCCTCGTAGGGCATGACTCGCAGGAGACGCTGAAAGTCCTTCGCCAGGTTTGCGTGAAACTCGGGCTGCGGCGCAGCGGGACCAACGAATCCATAGATGGCGCGCAGCAGCAGGAATGAACGCCCCCAGGTCTGAACGCGACTCTGGTACTCGTCTTTCTCATTCGGCGTGGGGTTCTCTTTGAGTCCCTGACCGTTAGCCTCCAGGTAGAGTTGTGCTTGGTTGATGGCCGACATCAACTGAGCGTCTTTGTCGGCATCGGCGAAGAAGGTCTTGACCAATCGCGTAAGGGTAGTTGGCACAAGCTGTTCCCACAGGGGAACCTTGCGCTGCTCTGCTGCCTCTTCTAGCTGGGCGGAGAACTCAGGGAAGCGAACCTTCATCATATGCGTCGAGACGGCCATCAATGGACCGAACGAGGGCGCGATGCCACCCAGCGGGCCGTGGAGTCCCGGCGTGAGCATCTTGACCCGTCCGGTGAGTCGAACCGGAACCGGAAGACTCACGTCACGTCCCGTGATTGTGCTCGCGGCCTTCTCCAAGACCGTCTGGACGAAGCCGGTCATCGGATAGATGAAGTATTCCTCGCCCGTCTCCTCGTCACGATGGATCACGCCCGCGTGTCGCAGGCCCATCATGTAGAGTTGCGCTCTGCGTGCAGCGGTTGGGGTACGCAGGAAGGTCTTGCCCCAACGGATCAACCACTGCTGGTGGGCGTGGTAGAACGGCATCCAGTTCCTCAGCGCCACCGCTGCCTGTGAGCGAATCTCGGTACGGTGGATGAAGGGATACATCCTCTGCCAGGCCAACTCCACAGCGCGCTCGTTGGCCACCCGCTCAGCGTCGAACAGGGGGAGATGGTTGACGGGGGACTTGATCTGGCGGGTATGAAAGACGATAGCGGCGTTTCCGCCCTCCACGTCGTTCTTGTAGAGTATGCCATCGTATCCACGGGACTCCAGATGTGTCACGAACTCGCGCGCCAGACGTTCTTTCTGTTCACCCCCGAGTCCATGCATCTTCATCTCTTGGAATTTCCAATCAGCACCACCAACACCGCTAACCTCGGGCAGGATTTCTCCCTTCTTGGAGACATAACCCCTGTCCCTGCCGAATTGATAGAGTTCGTTCGTGAGCGCATTCTCCGAGAGATAGATACGCGGCCTGGCGATAGACAAGCGCGCACCCCGGATGTCTTCTATGTTTCCAAACTCAGCAGCAACGTCGTACTCGTCGGTGAAGTGCGCCCCGAGGAGAGCATTCATGTCGTCACCGCTGGCGTGACGACGCAATCCGGGGCCGGTAGGGAACTGGTAACCCTTTGTGGCGAACTGCTCGAACTCCCGCCTGCTGCCGTGGAACCACACGTTCTTTGAGGGGACGACCTTTGGATTCGCCAGGAAGCCTTTCTTCTCTTCGGCGGCGGTGACGCCCTGGAGCATTCCGAGAATCGGGCGCAGTTCATTCTGCGCCACGGCCAACTCGTGAATGAAGATAGGCTCGCGGGCGATCCAGTTGATGATGCGCTCGAGCGGGCCGAACCCCCGGTTGACAATCTCCTCCCACGAGGAGGACTTCACCGGGATCATCTCCTGACCGTAGACCGCACCGCCGCCCAGCTTCTCCAGTTCTTCGTAGCTCGGCACGATGCCCTTGCGAAGCGAGTCCACTATCTCCTGTTGGACAACACCGATGTCACCCTGGAGGAGGCTATACTGCGAGTCGTATAGGTGCTCGGCCCAATCGCGCAGCGCCCCCTCCGGCGTAATGTCCACCCCGACACGCTTGCCATAGGCGGTCAGTCGTGAACGGTCGGCGATGTCCCGCAGTCCTACCTGATCCTGGTGGCCCAGGTACTCGGTGAGTTCACGAACCCCCCGCTCCCGGTCATCCACGTTCCGCAGGACGATCTGCATGGAGGGCTCGTCCACATGGAAAGCGAGTTCGCGCTGGCGGATGTAGGTGTGGAGTTGATCGCCGGGCATGTAGCCCTTGCGTCGCTTGGTGGGGTTCATGCGCGCGTAGTCATATTCACCATCGCCGCGAGCGATTCGAACCATCACCGACTCGCCCCGATCCAGGAAACCTGCGGCGTCGCGACCTGCGCGGATCATTGGAGCAGTAAGCTTGTCATAGCCGAACATCTCAGCGGCCGTCTTCGCCGCCTTGATGTAGGACTCTCCCGCTAGGCCATAAGCCAAGCCTCCCACGGCGGTAGAAGTCTTATCCGCGACCCAGGACAGGAAGGTTGCCTCGGATTCCGAGACATTCAGCCTCTTAGCGAGGTAAGCCATGCGTTTCATGGCCGTTCCCGCGAGGCGAGCGCGAGCATACCGACCAATACCGATTTCCAGGATGGCGCGGGTGGCCTCTTCTCCACCGACGCGCAGCGGAAATCCTAGACGCAACAACACGACCGGCTTCCACACGCCCTGAATCAGCCTGTCGGTCAGGCCCCAGGGCAGGCTGCGGATTCCTTTCACCTGCCGCCACGCGGCAACCTCTCGATGCGCTTTCAGCATGGCGCGGAAGCTCGGAATCTGGATAGGCCCGGAGATTTCCTTCTCGGTGGTCGGCAGGTTGCGCCTGCGAGCGCCCTTCATGCTGACCGACGACAGGTCGTCTCCGGCGATACCCGCATTACGAAGTGCCCTGTCCTGATTGATTCGGTTCAGAACCTCACTGAGGTATGAACCAATCTCCCGGTTGTGTCCCAGGCTGGCCTCAGCCGAACGAATCGCACCCTCAACGATGTCTTCCTTGCCCGCGGCAGTAGCATCGAACCAGGCCATCACGATCTTGTCTTCTGTCTCCTGCGTGGTGCCGATGCGGAGCAGCGCCTTCAGTCGTTCGACTGTCGCAGGAGCGTTGTCGCGGGGAATCTCGGTGCCGACGTGAATTAGGTAGGTCAGACGGCGAGGAGCCTTGGCGGCCTTACTTAGAACGGGAATCTCCGCTGTCGCCTTCTCTAGTTTCTCGAATCCCCTGATCCATCCCTGGCGCACGGCAACCTGGAACTGCTTCATGCGTGACAGTGTGGGCAAGTGCGTCAGGCGAGCAATCTGATTTGCGGAGCGACCATCCAGAACCGCCGTCAGGCCAGCATTCATCTTCAGAAGTTCGACAACCTTTTCGGCGGTGTTGGGACGGTACTTATGCAGGTCGTCGGCCAGACCACGCAGTTCCGGCATCTCATCCAGGACTCCGTTGAGCCCCCGGCCTCCCTCTTGAAAGTGCTGCGCGATACGGAATGCCTTGCGGCGTCCTGCGGCACCCTTCATAATCACGTCTACCGAGGAGGCGTCCTTGACAACATGGCGCATAGCGCGGAGTCCCTGGATTCCCTTGATGCCCTTGTCTGCGCGCATGCCGGGGTCAGCGAAGAAAGCCAGGGTGCCGTCTATCGAACCGGAGAGCAAGTCGAAAGGCTTCGATAGGGGCTTCAGTCCAAGCGCAAGCATCAACCCTCGACCGGGAGAAATCTGAATCTGCGAGAGGGCCTTGAACGCCTTGTCGAAGTTCGGGTTTCCGAATGCGGCCTGGGTCTTTTCGATACCGTACTTGCCGTACAAGTCCCACTCGGTTGAACCGCCCACCATGTCAACCGCCATGTCTACCTGTTCGGGGTCAACCTCGATCCGCATAGTTTCTAGCGCCTTATGCGGGTCTTCAAAAAAGTCAGGAATGTCGTCGCCTGCCTGTCGCCACTTCTTCGCCCACTCATCTACCGACCAGTCCCACAGGTTCTTACCAGCCGAGGCATCCCTAGCAAGCAACTTGGTGGTACGGTAGACCTGCTTCATGTCTTCATAGGGAATACCGAATCCGGACAGATATCCCGCCTCGCCCTGCGCTACCTTGTGCATTCCGCGAGCGGCGCCATAAGCTCCACCCACTGCTGCGCCAGCGGCAGCGCCGAACCCCGCAGCAACGGCAAGGGAGAGCCCACCCGTAAAGGGAGCAGCCGCGAGAGCGGCAAGAGTGGTGCCGACGGCGATTCCGCCCCCCGCTCCCGCTATGGCCGACTCTGCGGTGGTGATACCCGCCTTGATGCCACCGCCGATAGCGCCAAGGGTCTTCTGCCACCAGGCGCGATGGTCGGGCAGGAGATGGGGAGGGGTGTAACCCATGCGAAGCAGAATGCTGTGCTGGGCCTCATTCATGGACTCCCACGCGGAGAACTGATGGCGGTTGTCGAGGCGCGAGAGTTTATCTCGGAGGTACATGCCCTCCTGAAATGCTGTCACTGCGGCGATGTTGCGAACGGGGGACGACGAAGAAGCGGCCCCGTATGCGACGCCGGGGCTAGAGTAGGGGGCTACCGTCAGGATAGCCTTCAGATCGTTCGGGTCCAATTAGAATCCAAACACTTCTGCTTGCTCTGCAAGCGCCATGATGTCGGGGGCAAAGTTCGCTCGCGAGGCCATGTCGTACAGCACGTCCGACAGACGCTCGCGGCCGGTAGGGAGTCCGATGCCCGCGGTTTGGCTTTCGTAAGGGCGGTCGGTTGGAGCGAAGAGTGCGTCTCCCAGGTTGCCCAGTCCCTCCATCTCTAACGAGGGCGGGCGGAGCATGTCGGGCGGGAGCCCGCTCTCTTCGAGTTGTGGCGCGAGAGCCGGAACCTGACGGCCGGTTTTCTCTGCCGCGAGTTGGGCTACAGTAGGCTGAAGCGCAGGCGCATTCGACGCCTGCTGGAATTCCTGCTGTGCCTTCTCTGCCCCATATGGAAGTCCGTGGGGAGTAACATCGGGAGTCGGCATGATACTAGCCTACCTCCTGGTTAGACCTTCGATCCCCATTCCTGGCGATAGTTAGACTCGTCGCCGGTGTATTCGCCGCTACCGTGCGGAGCCTTCTCTTCTCCGAGCGGCGCAAAGCCGGACTGCGGGCCGATGGGCGTGGTCGTCTCCGAGCGCCCAGCGTGACCTGGTGCCGCGAACTCTGTGCGAGCCGGACCCATGTGCTTCAGGCCCTCGCCTGCGCTGGTGTTCGCCGACGTTTGAGAACTGTTGTCCTCTTGGCTGTCGGGGCCGTGAGCGCCTGCGTCACGATCTACTGAATCCGGGTATCCCATTTCGCTAGCCATGTTTTCCCTCCTCTCCTGTGAATTCTACCACATTAACCTGCGAGAACCTGCGACAACTGCGGCAACTGCTTAGGTGGAGCCCCCGCGGGAGGCGGCAACCCAGCCGCGTTTCCTACAATGCCACCCTTGCGTAGGGAGGCTGCTTCGGCGGCAGGATTAGCGCCTGCCATCGCCGCTTCAGGACCAGGAACCCCCTGGAGGGGCACCGACGCAGCAACCACCGCGTCAAGCGCCACGAGTGGGTTCTCTTCCTTCTGGAGAACCTTGTAGAACTCGGCCACGGGCGCGATGTTGCCAGCCTGTTGTGCCTGCGCAAAGAGGCCAGACAACATCGCTTTCAGCATGGCCTCCTCGATGATCTGGCGCTCCTGCTGGGTCACGTTCTCCACTCCGTCCAGATTCTCGCGTACCCAACGCTCCGAGACATAGCCCATCTTCTGACGATTGGAAATACGAATCTCGGCGTTGAACTTGTCGAGCCCCTGGCCTGCTCCGTAGCTCACAAAGTTCGAGATGTCCTTGAAGAGCACGGAGGGCGTGTATTTCTCGCGGTAGGAACCACCCTTCGCCAATCCGTACACGATCTTGTTCTCAGCGTCGCAGTAAGTCTTGTCTTGTACCTGGGCAATCTCGTTGCCCTTGCGTAGCAAGACCTCCATCACCGCCTGGAGAGACTGAACCTCAGTGGTCAGTCCACCCATCAGTGATTCCACGAAGGCAGCGGAGCCGATACTCTGCGATACGTCACCGGCCCGCGCCTCGGGCATGTTCCCCTGGCGTCGGCTGTGGCGCTCCAGGTCTTGAATGATCTTGAAGACCTCAGGGCGGATCACGGCCGGAGGCACACGAGTCAGTTCACCGTCAGGCCCCAAATCAATGATCGCGTTCGGGCCGAAGTCCTCTGCGTTGACAACCGTGCCTTTCTTGGCGAGAGGCGCGTACACAGCCTGATCGGTGTAATCCAGAACGTAGGTCAAGAGTCGGTTCTCAGCGGCAAGCTGAGGCATCATGTGTTCCACTTTGCCACGGATGCGCCCGTCTGACGTTGGGCGCACTCCGAGCGTTACGGGACAGCAATCCGTGGCGTTGTATTCGTTCTCCAAAATAACGGCCGTCTCGGGGAAGTTCTCTACGAGCGCGAGGCGCATGATGGCGTCGCGGCCCCAATACTCGACTACGAGCACCTGCGACGTGTCTACGATGATGCCCTGGTTCTTGCGGCTTGTGTTCTTGGTGGCGATCTTCGTGGCGAGCGCGGTGAGCGTCGCCGATTGCTCCGGGTAGTCTCGCGCCAAGTTGCGGAGCTTCACGCTGCGATGCGTTATCACGTCATGTGGTTCCAGGGTACCCTCAATCACGTAGTCGAGCGGCGGCAGAAGGAACCTGGGGTCGATGCGACGGAAGAGGGGGAAGCGCACGTCCCGATCTTTGGAAAAGTCCGGCCACACCAGCAAGGCACAAAGCCCAGTGCCAATCATATCCATGAACATCCGCGGCAGGATCAACTTCATGTCGCTGAGTTGCCAGTAATACTGAAGCACTCGCTCGCGCATCTCCGCGTTGGTGTAGTCCCGCTCGTTGATGGGCTCCACGCGGATCGTGGGAAGCATGGACCCCGCCAGGGAGCCGGTGTCCTCAATCTTGGTGACGACGCGATTCTCGGTCTTTGGGCGATCCCGCACGATACGTCCATCGGGAAACTCTACCGCCCAATCACCGACGATAAAGGCGTCTAGCTTGCGGAGCCTGTTGTGCCACTCATTGAGATATTCTCTGCGGGTACTCCAGGCATCAAGGATGAAGCGTCAGAACTCCTCGTACTTGCGCGATTCTCTTGCTTCTACCACATCGCGCACGGTTGGACGAGAAGTCATGGGCCTCACCCCCTCGGACGCAGCAGGTACTCGGCTGCAAGAACGAGCCTCTTCGGATCATCTCCGAATTGCCCTAGGCCAACGTTGCAGGCCCGACAGAGGAGTCCGCGTACCGTTCCAGACTCGTGATCGTGGTCTACGTGAGCAGATTCATCAATCCATGCACCGCAGATAGCACAAAGGCTGCCCTGCTCACCCAGCAACCGCAAGAATTCTTCCTTGCTTACCCCAAGTTTTTTTCTTCCATTCCACCGCGCCCACTCCGACCCCACAACAATCCCCTCGGAACGCTTGCGGGATCTATATTCCTTCCCCCGAAGAGAATTACATGGGCGACACAATTGCCAACACCGTCTAATCCTGTTCCAGTAAACCTCCTGGTCGGTTCCACAGCGCTGACACTTAGGGCGCTTAGCCATACCTACCTCGGAGTGATCTTGATTGGTTCACCACTGGAAGATTCTACCATATTTCCAGGTATGATAGGGTTGGAACCCGGTTTTGCCATACTCCAGGCCCCACCCTTCCATTCCCCGCCATAGGAGGACTTAAACCCAGCCATCTTCTGTCCGACGTTTCGACGGCGAATCTGATTAGCTAGGCCCTTGTCTCGGACGCAGCGTTCGGCGAACCACAGGGCCATCGGGCCGTCATGGGGCGCGGTGGTGCCGGGATAGTAGTCCACCAACTGATCCCTGAGGGCCTTGGTACGATCCTTGTCGAGCGCGGTAGCGCCGGGAAGGATGACCGGGGTAGGGTCGCCCAGGAACAACTCGCGGAGGCTGCTGACGGCGAAGTCCCCCGATTCCTTGTTGGCCGTGGTGGTCAAGTCATAGAGCCATGCCCCTTGACCTGCGATCATGTCCAGAATATGCTTGTCTTGAAGAAAGAGCTTGGAGGTCGCGCTTCGCTCGATCACCCACCAGCGAGGATGGTACTGCTCGCCGAATCGCTTGATTCTCTCAACATGGCCGGTGTGACGCCAGTTGGAGCCATACTCGAAATCAACGACCTTTCGGCGTATGCGACCATCCTTGTCAGGAGGACACACGGCGTACACGAGCACCGCCGCGCCGCCAGAAGGAGCCGGGTCAAGGGCGCAGACAACCAGACTTCCCGCTGGGACTTTACCAACAATTTCACCACTGTCGAGCGCACGATCCACCATCTCCCTCGTGAAGTCTTTCTCCCGGTCCCCTTGGGGATCGTTCTGATAAACAAGATGGAATCTGTGGCCCAGGCGACGACGCTTCCGGTCGAAGAACTCAAAAGCCCTCTCAAGCGTCCAGAGTCCGTCAGGACGGACGTTCTTCTGTGAGGCCCTATCTTTCCTGTCAAGCCCGAATTTCTCCGGCCAGAAGACAATTGGGGGCTCGGAATGGGCATCCTGGGGCCAGCCTGCCCCCGGCTCCCGCAGAATTGCCTTCTGTGTGTAGACCGCCCACAGGGAAGGTTCCTCCTGCCACTGCTCCAGGATGCGGCGGTACACATCCTCGTCATCCTGGCGGTTCCCAATGACGATCATCCGGCCGGAGGTTCCCAAGCGAGTTTCTCCTGCCTGGAGAATGACATTCCAGATTTTCTCCCGGTCGGCAGGTCCGATGTTCACGTCGTCGGGGTCATCGAAAACCAGGAGGTCGAACCGGGAACCCGTAATCTGCGACCCCGCGCCGAAAGCGGCGAGGGTGTAGTCGGCCTCGTCCTGACCTGCGGTCCAGGAACGCAGGCGCACCGTGAAGTAGGTATCTCGCCAGGGGTGCGGGTCGCCGGACTGGGGAACCATCTCCCCGCATAGGTTCCGCAGAGCCGCGTTCTGCTCGATGATGTTCTTGACCTTGGAAACCTGCTTGATGGAGTGAGGAAGGGCTTTCGAGGCGTAGCCAACCTTGATGTTCGGGTCCAGGTAGATCAGATAGAGAATATAGTCAAGCACCACCGAGGTCTTGGAGGACTCCGGGGGGCAGAGAATGAGGATGTGATCGTTCGCGTCGGTGTTGAACCAGTTGATCCATTCTTGCTGGTGGGGGAAGGTATGTCGGCCGAGCACTATTCGTCGGAACGCCACAAAGTCCAACTTCGCGCTGGGATCACCAAGACGACGATCCTCCGGTACCTGGGCTTCCCCGGCAGCGAGGTAGCGCTCCTTGAAATCCGGGTACTGCATCCAGTTCGTGAACGTGCGCTCGGAAACGATGTCCTTGACCAGGGCGGAGATAGGGGAACGGGGAGAGGCGATCTTGCGGGCAATCACCATCTCTTGCCGGTCGCGCTGGCGCTCCGACTTGATCCGGTTCATTTCCTCTATCGTGGGTCTTGCCAAAATTTCTCCAAACCCTCAACCACTACTTTAGAGTTGACAAACCCTATTAGTATTAATTATAATGCACCGATCAGGGGAAGTAAGGAAGAGATATAGTCTCATTCCCTCACCGAAGACAGCGAAGCATTACTCACTAGCCCCGGTAGGGGCATCAACCTTCCAATCGCCTCGGCGATAGTGTCCACCACTAGCTCCGTTCTCTCGTGATATGAGGCATGAAAGACATGCCATACGGCGGGATTTACGTGATCCTGGAGTTTGGCGGCTTCCTGGAAGGGGCTGTCGAAGTGACAGTGGAGTAGTTCGTGGATGATGGTGCTGCGCTGCTCCTCCGGGTTAACTTCGAAAAAGGACTGGCAGAATAGAATCTGCGCCATCCGCCGCCCGTAAATGACTCTACACTCTCCGAGGTCAGAATCTTCCTTGGGGTGTTCCCGCATAACTTCGATGCGCCAATCCTTCAAGCCCAGCAGGTCGGCATACCGGCGCACCGCATCTTCAAGGCTCTTCCACTGCTGCTCATTGGGCATATGGAAGATTCTACCAGGTGGGTGACATAATAGTCAACGAGGAGCCCGCTCACCCGGCACAAGCGGCCGGGGCGGTACCCCTCTAGGGTGGCCCGTTATTGGGTTATATGCTATACTTATAACCCAATGCCCTACAAAGACCCAGCGGTTCATAGAGCGTATCAACGCGAACACTTCAAGAAGAAGCGGCGTGCCCTCAAAGAGCGGATCGTGTTATATCTGGGTGGGGAATGTCTGCGCTGTGGATACAAAAAATGCCTCGCTGCTCTTCACGCCCATCATCACGGAATCAAGAAATTTGGGATCAATGAATCCTACACTAAGTCCTGGGAAGAAATCGAGCAGGAATTGAAGAATTGTGTTCTTATGTGTGCGAACTGTCACGCTGAAGAACACGCCTAGTTGGTGGCCCGTGGGAGTCGCACCCACTAGCGAGATGGTTCACAGCCATCCCCCCGCACTCTTTGGGTTGGGTCACATCTTTTCTCGCAAGTGCCCCATTTCTCGCACCGTGCGATAATATGTTCCCCCGCCAGGAATCGCACCTGGGCAGCGGCTTTAGGAGAGCCGCATCGGTCTATCCCGAGGGAGAGACTGCGGTGGGAGTCGCGCCCACGTCCAGGGGGTTGCAATCCCTGTCTACACTCGGCTCGCAGTCGTGGGACCGGAAGGATTCGAACCCTCATCACTCCGCTTAAAAGGCGGCGATCCTAGCCGTTGGACGACGATCCCGTGTGCGCCGAGGGATTCGAACCCACACTGGCCGGGTCTTGACGCCGGTGCCTCTACCGTTGGGCTACACGCACGCGCCCCTCCGAAGAGTTGAACTCCGCCTGGCGGGATTAGAAGTCCTGCCTGTGCGTCCGGCACGAAGGGCGTTCTAGGCGCTGGATTCGAACCAGCATCGGGAGGTTCAAAGCCTCCATGCCTGCCAATTGGCGAGCCTAGAGTAGAGCGCCCGAGGATCGCACTCGGCTCGCAGCTTTATAAGAACTGCTGGGCCACTAGGCCCGCCACGCTCAGCGGAGAGGCTGAGGAATCGAACCCCTGGCGTTCCCGCCACCCCGGTATTCGACGCCGGTTGCCGCCCATGCAGCAGAGCCCTCCGTAGCGCGTGTGGGCCGACGATCCCACGTCTGAGGGTTATGAGCCCTCCGAGGCAACCTCTCCTCCAACGCGCAGAGCCAGAACTCAGAATCGAACTGAGAAGGAAGTCGTTACAAGTGACTTCCGAGTCCATCTCCTCTGGCGAGGCCGAGCGCGGAGTCGAACCGCGTTGGAACCCTTACGAAAGGCTCCCGCTTCCGAAGTCACAAGGCCGATCCTCAGCCGGGAATCGAACCCGAACTAAGAGGTTCAGAGCCTCTTGTGCTGCCAATTACACCACTGCTGACGTTCACCAACCAGGTGCTGCCCCTGGTGCCTCCCGCGTATCAGACGGACGCTCTGCTGTTGAGCTACTGGTGAGCACGGCGGGCCGGATTCGAACCGACTGAACGAGTTTTGGAGGCTCGGTTCTCTCCCAGGAGAACCACCGCAGGGATCAGTATATCAGATGATCGGAAGTTTCGTCAAACCGCGCCATAGCGCGGGACTTGCGGCGAGGGAACATTCCCGATCTTGAAGTTCGCCCGAACCTTGCCGCGGGGAACCATCGTACCCGGTTCGTCGGTTGTGGCGGGCTTCCGGGTTCCCGTTCTGAGTTTTTGGCTGGCCTCATACGCCTGGACACCAGCGGTAGCAGCCATTATCCGCGCCTCTTGCTACGCCTTTGGGATTCCTTGATGGTGGCCGTGGTGGCGCGACTGGTGTAACTTCCGACCTCATATCGCCCAAGAGCTTTCGCGCGAGCGATTTCGCGGTCCAGATCGGCTACAGTGGTTCTTCCGGCTCCCGTGCGACGTTGGGTTGGGTCGGCTGGTCTGGTGAAACCCACCGAACGCAGGTACTCAGGTCCGAAGTTAGCTCTTGTCTCGCCGCGCGGAACCGGGCGATCCTGCCCACGGGTAATCTTCGCGGCAGTACCGATGCGAACCCTAACCGCGCTGCGTGACTCGCGCTCTACCTTCGGCATTAGGAAACCCCATACGGGTCCGGGTCGTCCTTGCGAACCTCGCCGGGCGAAGCGTAGGGCTTGCCGGGCTGTACCGAGTCGGCGTTGGAGGTCAGGGCCGGATAGGACACCGTAGCCCCTTCGTTACGCGGATCGGGGGTGAATTGAGTCGCCCGCGCATCCGAGGAGTCCGAATGGGCTCCCTTGTCTCCGTGGGTCGCAGTTCCCTTCTGCGGGTTCTCCATGCCTATCCTCCGAGGATGTGCGCGTAGCCGTCTTTCTCGTCCAACTGCGAGGCGGGCACCGATCCATGCGCGCCCATCGAGCCGCCGTTGGGGACTCCCTCGTCAGGAACGGTCGAGGAATCGGTCTTCGGACGATTGATACCGTAGAAAGACGAGTCCTTCGAGTCCTGCTCGCCCGAAGGGGCGTTCAGGCCTTCACTCCAGTCTGAACCGTGTGGCATTAGTACCTCTTTCCCTTCTTGGGTATCTTGGCTCCTGACTTACGGGCGACATTCAGGGCGATAGCGACGGCCTGCTTTTTGGGCTTCCCGTGCGCCATCTCGGTCTTGATGTTCTTGCCGATGTTTCGCTTGCCGCCCTTCAGGGGCATGTCTTCCTCCTACACCAAAGGCCATTCTACCACAATCCTCCGACCCCTCTTGGCCTTCAAGGTCAAGCAGGTCTTCGCCGCAGGACATCCCTGCCTCCCAGGATGTGCCACCCAAGAATCACCCATCCCGTATACAGAGCCCACCGCGGCGCCCTCCAGAGCAGAGAGGAGATGGTGGGCACCCTCCCGGTCGCCAGCGCCCACGCTTCATACACCGCTGCTGGAAGAACAAGACCAGCCATTATACCCAGCGGATGATCCTCTAGGGAGCCCATAGACAAAGATTCTACACCAACCTTTGCTTAGATGGAGACTTAGTAAAGGTTAGCCTCTCCGAGTGAGGAAAACAGCAGAAATTTAGAGGATAGCCCCTTCGGCCCCCCTCCCCACCACCCATTTATAGACCTGGGGTCGGTTCGGAGGGGTACCCCCAGGGGGTATCCCGATATGTCCGGTTGATCCCGCTTCGTCCTGTCCTGTTTGCGTAGATTGTCCTAGGACATACCGGACATATTGCCAGGCTGGCAGAATGTCCTAGTTTGTCCCGCTTAGCGCTACCGCTTTGTACCATTACTGACGCTATGTCCCAATAGTCTAGATAGGCTCACAGGGCGCTACAGGGCTCAGAAGGGGGTCTCAGAGGGATTCGGGATGATTCAGACACGCTGAGCAGGGCTAATGTCTGTTTAGAGTAGATTTTGCATACAAAGCAAGAGAGAGGGACCGATGTAGCATCCCTCTCTCACTCCTCCTGCTGAGGCTCTCTCAGCGCGGAGATTGCCCTAGTGCTAGTTGCCGTCCCTCCCTTCTCCCTCTAGAGCGTCCTGGCGCGCTACAGCGTGGCTAGTGGCCAAAGCGCGAGCGGCCAGAGTAAACGCCTCGCCTAGTTGAAGTCCCTGCGCTGGCTCGGCGAAGACAATCCTCTGAGTGCCGATTGCCACTACGCCATCGGGCAGCACGCGAATCAGCTCATCGGGCATAACATAGATAGGCGTGCGATGTAGTGTCGCTTCCCCTAGTAGATCGAATGAGCTTTCGATCATAGTCCCGCTCCTCTCTCATCTTGCGCGGCATCGGCGCGCGCGTCCTCATACGCCTCATACCCGTGTTCCGCGCACAAGCAGGCATACCTCCCGATACCTAGCGCGGGAGCGCCGCAGTCGCAACAGGTAGCGCTAGAGTGTTCTTCCTCGCACGCTACGCACGTCCTCATACCATCCCTCCTAGCAGTCGGAGTAGGGCTTCCTGTTCGGTGGTTTCGATTGCTTCGAAGCAGTACTCCGTGCGTACCCTGCGGATTGCTACGTCCGGGTCGATACCTTGCGCGACTAGCAATCCTGCCAGTGCGCTACCTGTCCTCCCGTGGCCACCAAAGCAACCGATCTCTACGCGCTGATGAGCTACCTGGCCAACTAACCAACGAAGCCCTGCGAAGAGTGTCTCACAGTCGCGCGGGACACTGTAATCGGGCCAGGGAAACAGAATCGACCGGCACTCGCGCTTGGCGACGAATGGCACGTCGGCGCCCGCTGACACGAATACGCTACTACCGGCCCAGGCGTTGTCCAGGTAGAAACCGATGTCTGCCCAACCGCGCGCCAAACGATGCTTCGACGGTCGGTCGGTCCAAGCGCTAGCGAAGACTGTTAGCCCATTCTCTAGCGCGAATGGCACGCGCCAGTGTTCGCAACGTCGATACCATAGGCTCTTTATGTTGACACTGTCCCACCAGGACGTACCGGCACGTGCGTAACTCCCTGGCGCAGTGTCGACCTCACGCAGTGATTCAAAGCGCGCGAGGGTATCGTCCGAGGAGTCTTCTTCTGCCCATTCGGCGAATGGCGCAAGCGCGGGATCATTAGTTGCGCGGTGCCAGGTCTTCTCATCGTAATACCAGCGGTTTCCGTTTCGATCATAGCGTGGCGTGCCGCGTTGCTTGCGGCGCTTCCGATGATTGCTAGACATTCGTTTCCTCCTCTCCGCTTAGGCGTAGCGCGGGATAACCTGAGTGCCGTACCAAACGGGATCATGCGCGCTAGCATTTTCCTCCTCTATGAGTGCCCAAAGCGCGCGAGTAGACTCACTAGCA